CTCCGCGGGGCCAGTCACCACGAATCCGACGGACCTGGTGGTCGGTAGCGCCGGCTTCGAGTGCACGACGACATCCAACGCGACGTGGACGACCGGCGCGGAGATCGGTGATCTCTACATCCCGGGCGCCCAGCAGGGGCAGTCGAGCGCGTGGGCTGTCGCGTTAGGCTCGAGCACCACGCTTGGCGGGACAGTCGCGCCAACGTCGACGGCGACGACGGGCCTCTCGCTGGCGTTCGCTGCGGTTCCGGATTCGACTGGCAGCAACCCGATCCTGCGGATGCTGGCGCAAGGCGGCCGGCTGCGCAAGCTCGCTCTCCTGCTCATCGCGCCGAAACCGGCTACCGCCGGCCCGGTTCTCGCCGTTGTCACCGCGGACGACACGCTCGGAACTACGGACGCGGCAACGCGGGTCGTGGTGGCTCCGCGCACTGCCGCGGATACGCTCGGAACCAGCGATGCTGCCGCCCGGGTCGCCCTGCTGCCCCGGACCGCGGCGGATACCCTAGGTACGACCGACCAGGTCGTCCGCGGAGCTCTTTCGCGCACGAGGACAGCTGCGGACGCCCTCGGGACGACGGACGTAGCGACACGGGCTGCTCTTGCGCTCGTCCGGACCGCTTCAGACTCGCTTGGTACGAGCGACGCTGTTGCGAGTGCCAAGCAGGTCGCGAGGACGGCCGCGGACTCGCTCGGTACGACGGATGCAGTCGCTCGGGCTGCCCTGCTCCTTGCTAGGACCGCAGCGGACAGTCTGGGCACTACGGACGCAGCGACCCGAGTCGTCGTACTCGCAAGAAGCGCCTCGGACGCACTCGGCACGACGGATGCCGTCACAGCTTCGAAGCAGCTCTCCAGAACCGCCGCTGATACCTTAGGCACGACCGATTCGGTCACACGGGGAGCGTTGCTCCGTACGCGGACCGCGACGGACACGTTGGGGACGACCGACGCTGCGACGCGGGTCATTGTCGTTGCCCGCGCGGCAGCAGACACGCTTGGGACGACGGATGCGGTCGCCCGAGCAGCGTTGTTGCGAGCTCGTACAGCGACGGACACGCTCGGGACCACAGACTCGGTCACACGAGCCGCGCTGCTGCGAGCTCGCACCGCTGCCGACACGCTCGGGACAACGGACTCGGCCGACGGCATCAACCCGGGCGGAGCCGGCCGGACCGCGACCGACACCCTGGGCACGACGGACACAGCGACTCGCGCAGCGCTGCTCAGGACTCGCACGGCCAGTGACGCGCTGAACACGACGGACGCTGCGGTCAGGATCGTCATCCGTCCGCGCACGGCGACGGACTCGCTGGGCACGACCGACGTGGCCTTCGGCCGTCTGCTGTTCCAGGCCAGGGTGGCCTCCGACGCGCTCAACGTACACGACTCGGCCACCCGTTCCGACAAGTACGTCCGCACAGCGACGGACTTCCTGGGGACCACGGACTCAGCGTCCGGGATCAGGTACGTCTTCACGCGGGAGCCGATCCTCAACTCCACCACCGACCCGCTGCTCAACGGGGTTGGTGCGCCGATACTCTCGTCGACCGGCTACCCGATACTCTCGTCGACCGGCTACCCGATACTCAACCCCACCACCGATCCGATCCTGAACTAGGAGGAAGTATGGAGACTCCGCACGCAGTGGTGTCCACGGGTGCCAAGGTCCAGCCGCTGCCCGGTGGCCGCTCGCGGAGGACGCCCAATGGCGTCCCCGTGCTCGAGCTGCACAGCGCGGCAGTCGAGAAGGTCGCAGAGGGGCAGCGCGACCTGCAAGACCCGGAGCGCGAGACCGTCTACCTCACCGGCGCGGTGGCGTACATGCACACGCCGGCCGAGCTCGGGCACGGGAACCCTGACGTCGTGACCTTCCACATCGGCGGGGAGACCCTGGACGAAGCGGCGAAGAGCTGCGTCGGCGCCTTCGAGGATTCGTTCTCCGCGGAACCGCCGACCTGGGTCGCATCATCGAACGACGATCTCGCAGAGATCCTCGGCTCGCACTACGGCTGCCCGATCAAGGGCATGGACGAGGAGCTCTCGGCATGAAGCACCCCGCTGACATCCAGGAGTTCGTGAGGATCGAGGAGCGCGACTGGGCGCTCGCGCTCGAGCGGATCCGCGAGTCGGGCGACCCCACCAACCTGCGCGTGAACATGGGGCTCGACATCGAGTCCGCGGCGCTGCTGTCATTTGCCAACGGCTACCAGGGCACGACGGCGACGGCGCCAACGGCAACGACGTTCACCACGGACGGCGTGAATATCCCGGTCAACCAGGTCGCCGGCCAGTACATCGTCACGACCTCAGGCGCCATCCGGTTCGGCATCATCCAGTCGAACACGTCGGCGGGCAACTCCGTACTGACGATCGACCGCTGGTACGACGCCTCGGCGCTCCCGGCGAACGTGAACGTCGCGGCGGCCTCAACACCGACCGCGGGCACGTGGATGATCGTGCCCGGCAACGTGCCGGCCTCCTATATGGGCCTGACTGCCACAGCGACAGCACCGGGCGCGACAGATACGGTCCTCACTGGCGAGCTCAACGCGGCTGGCGCCGCCGGCCTGAACCGCCAACTCGGGACGTACGCGCACACCCTGGCTGGCGCGACGACCACGCTGACCAAGACGTACACCACGGCGGCGGCGGACACGATCCCGGTGACCATCGCGCAGATGGCGGTGTTCCAGGGTGTGGTCCTGGCGTCGTCAAGGATGGTGTTCCGCACCCTGCTCAACGCGACAGCGACGATGAGCGCCATCTCCGACCAGCTTCAGCTCACCCATACGACCACGCTCTAATGACTCTCCTCGATCGCGTAAAGGAGCGGGTCAGCACCGATCTCACGGATCCTGAGCTCCAACGGATCATCGACGCGGCCAACCAGGAGATCATCGACCGCTACGGTCCGCACCCCGACTCGACCCAACCGATCACCGTCACGCAGCGCGGCCTGGTCCGCATGCTCGACGTCACCCGTCCGATCGACACCGGGCAGACGATCGTGATCACCGAGTTCGTCGGCTCCGGCTGGACAGTCGAGGAGTCCACGGTCATGGCCTCTAACGACTACCGGGTCTGGTATCGCGGGCGCACACTCGAGCGCTTGGCCACCGGGACCACTCCCCGCGTTCGCTGGGGCCACCGGGTCGTTCTGACTTACACACCGCAGAACGACGGCGACCAGCGCCAGGAAGTCATCATCCAGTTGACCAGCCTGGCCATCTCGCAGCGCGGTGGCGGAGCGGGATCGATCAGGTCCCTGCAGGTCGGCGATGTCAAGACCGAGTGGGCAGACTCCGCCTATCAGAAACAGCGTGAGGCCCTGCTGTCGAGCCTCGCTCCCCGTAAGGGCCTGTTGATGGCCTAATATTGACATGCTCATGCCACGGAGGGCAAACGAACCGTCGTCGCCATTGGCGATGGAGATACAGGCGTACCAGGCGTTGCTCGAGGGGCACCGCGCGTTCCCGGACGATGAGCTCATCTACCAGGACATGCTGAAGGCGAAGGCAGCGATGGAGGTCGCATGGCTCAAGCGCGGACAGGCGTTGATGTGACATGAGCACTTGGGCGATGGACCATCTTTGCAATATCGAGCGCGTTTCTCTGGCGTCCGACGGTGGGGGCGGTCAAGTAGAGACTTGGGGGGCGCAGCACACGAACTTGATCTGCCGCGGCTGGTACAAGTCGGCCGGGGTCATGCCGCTCGGGGGCAAGGCTGTCATCGCGGAACAGCGATCCGTCATCGTGCCGCTCGGCAAGGACATCCGCGAGGGCGATCGCATCGTCTCCGTCAGGGATCGCGCGGGCAATGTCATCTTCGCCGGCCCGATGATGATCGACTCGGTCGCGCACCGCCAGGACCATCAGCAGCTCTACTCGCTGGAGACGAACTAATGCCGTGGGAGAGCCGCATTCCAGAGCTCTCGTTGGCTGCGCTTGAGGCGACCGCTGCCGCGGTGGAATGGGCGGGCTTTGCGATGGAGCGCATCGCCAAGTCGCGCGCCCGGGTGGATACCGGGTTCATGCGCGGCGAGATCAGGTTCGAGATGCTGGACAGGTTCGAGGGCGAGCTTCGCGGCAACGCCGAGTACACCATCTTCCACGAGTACGGCACTCGGTACATGGCCGCGCAGCCGATGTTCGGCCCGGCCGCGGAGGAGATCCGACCGGGGTTCGAAGAGCGGGTCCGATTGGCCTGGTCACTATGAACCCGGTGCGCGACGCTCTCTACGACAGACTTGCGGCGGCTGGCGCGCTCACTGCGCTGCTGTCGACCTCAACGGCTATCCACCATCGGCGGGCTCCGCTCAACGCGATCACACCGTTCGTCGTGTTCGATAAGTCGTCTGGTATACCGACCTGGGCCATGTCGTCGCAGAAGCGGATCGAAACCGACGTGTGGCTCGTGAAAGGGGTCACGCGAGGTTCCAACGCCTCGCTAGCTGAGGACATAGCGGAGCAGATCGACGTAGCGCTAACCGATGCCGACCTGGTGATCGGCAATCACTGGCACCTGTTCCTCAGGAAGCAAGCGGACGTCGAGTACGGCGAGCCGGATGCGACGGAGATGTATCATCACGTCGGCGGGATGTACCGCCTCGTGACCCAACGCCAATAAGGAGGAGTCGATGGCGCTACTCGCCATTCAGAGCATCATCCGGGCGAAGTTGACGGCGACGTTCGGAGCGATCAGTGCGTCTGACACCTTCGTGCCGGACAGCCGCACCTACCTTCACTACAAGTCCACCGGTACAGCCACGAACCTCACGTTCGTCACCCCGCGCAACGTCATCGCGGACGTGCCCATGACGGACTACGTCGTCGCTCTACCCGCCGTGGCCGGCGACTACCTGGTGGGTCCGTTCCCGGCTGAGATCTTCGCCGACCCGGTCACCGGCCTGGCCACTGTCACCTCCTCCTCACAGACAGGGATGACCGTTGCCGCCCTGCAGCTGACCAGCTGACATGCCTACCACCAGGAAGAAGCCCGAGCCCGAGCCCGACACCAGCGCGGCGTTCGCGCCGCTGCCGCCGCCTCCTCCGCAGGAGGCGACTTACCGGGTCGTCGGTACCCAGCCCGTATACGACACGCTGCCCGGTGAGACGTTCACCGCGACCCTGCCGGTCGAGCAGGAGAACCTCCTGACCGAATACGGCCACATCCAGAAGGAGGAGAAGGCCTGATGGCCAAGTTCGTTCTCAAGAACCCGATCATCACCCTCAACGCGGTGGATCTATCGGACCACTGCTCATCCTGCACCATCGAGACTCAGTTCGACGACGTCGACCTGACGGCGTTCGGCGCGATCTACAAGCAGATCGCGCAGGGACTCGGCGACGCGACCATGACATTCGCGATGTTCCAGGACTTCGCCGCGGGGTCAGTGGACGCGACGCTGTGGCCGCTCAGCCAGTCCGGCAGCTCGTTCCCGGTCACGGTCAAGCCGACGAACGCCGCGGTCGGCGCGACCAACCCGCGGTACGACATGACCGGCGTCCTACTCACCTACAACCCCATCGACGGCGGAGTCGGTGACGCGTCCACCACGGACGTGACCATCCGCAACGCAGCGCAGACGGGCCTGACGCGCAACATCGTGTAGTCAGGCTGCACCGAGCCAACACAAGGAGAGAGCCATGCTCACCGTAGAAGAGATCCTCGAGCGCGCGCCGCTCGACGCAATCGAGAAGGTCGTCGACGTTCCGGAGTGGGGCGGCCAAGTGACCATCCGCACCCTGACCGCGCAGGCCTTCGCGAATGTGAAGTCCGCAAGCCTGCGCCCGAATGGCCGCGGTGTCCCGCAGACCGACATCGCCGCGATGGAGCAGTTGCAGTTCTACCACGGCGTCGTCGACCCGAAGTTCACCATGGACCAGGTGAAGGGGCTGCAGATCACCTCTTCCACTGGGTACAAGACCATCATCGACGCGCTGGACGAGCTGCAGGGAGGGACCGAAAAGGAGCAGCTCCGCAAGGCCACTGACATGTTTCCGGTCGGAGTCGTCGGACGAGAGGATGATGTTCAGCCTAGCTGAACGGCTAGGCATGACCCGAGCTGAGCTCGGCACGCGGCTATCAGCCGCCGAGCTCATACGGTGGAAGGCTCTCTACATCATTGAGGCCGAGGATCGCGAGAAGCAGCAGCGATAAGGAGGTGGAAGGATGCAGCCTGCCGCCATGCTCACCGTGCCAGTGAAGGTCATGGGCGCGCAGGCTGGGGTCACTCAGTTGGGGAAGGTCGATGCCGCCGGCCACAAGGCCGCGATCGGCCTAGGCGCTACGGAGAAGGCAGCCAAGGGTGCGGCGGTCGGCATGACCGCCACAGAGGGGGCAGCGAAGGGCACCGCCCCTGCGCTGACTAAGGTCGATGCTGCCGGCAAGAGGGCCGCCTCCGGCCTAGGCACCACGGAGAAGGCAGCGAAGGGCACCGGCGCCGCGATGCTCAAGGCGGCGAAGACCGCAGGCGGCTTCATCGCCGCCTACGCCGGGATCAGCGCGATCAAGAAGTCGGTCACCACGACCATGGAGCTGGGCAAGGCGACGTTGACCCTGCATAAGTCCTTCGGTCTGACCATCAAGTCGGCCTCCGAGTGGGCGGCCGTGGCGAGAGCGCGCGGCGCGGAC